CTAACATTGCATCTTTATTTGCTACATGCCACCAATTGGATAGTGCTTTATAAGGATCTGTAATAAACTGTAGTTTGTCGTGACACAACAAAACATCAAATTTTTTGCTTGTTTTTTCAAGTAACTCGGGTGATCCTTTTTGAAAACTTATACCTTTGTGTTTTGGAATAACACCTTTGATATCGCTTTGCCCGATACATTTAATATTCAAGTTAAGTTTTTCCTCATCGTTAGTTGTAGCATTTGCAAACCATAACATATTCAATGCTTCTGTGTCGCAACCTAAATCAACAACACGAGCAATACTCTCCATAAAGTCATCATACTGGTAAAACAAGTCTAGTATATTTTCTTTACAATGCTGGTGTGCTTCTATCTGACTTGTAAAACTGCTGAAGTTCATCTGTTAACCTGTTGGTTTGTGTTTTGTATGTCTTACGGGCATTTATATGTATCTTATTTACAATAGCTGCATTACTTTCTAGTCGTGGCCAAAGTTTTTGTCTTAATTTGTTTGTGTCTTTATTGTAAAGTTTTTCAATCTCAATGATTACCTTAGTCATTCTAATCCATGGGTTAGGTTCTATATCATACCCATGATCAATTATATCATCAAACAGATCAAAACCCATGTTTTTTAACTTTCCTACTAACCCAGGGACTGCAAACCATACTGGAAATTGATACCAACTCAATGCTTTAAAAGATTTTTCGGTAATGAAAATACTGTTCCAACTTAGACTGTCAATTTCGTTACTACTTTCTACTACCAGTTGCACCGGTGCTTGATAAAATATCTCATGATTTGGTATCAGATTGAAAGGGTGCTCAGATACGACATGATCAACCACAATAGGATATGCATAAGGTTTTATTATATCTTTAAAGTTATCGGAATCTTGCCACGGGCTTGTGCCTAATGTCATTATCATGTCGCGTGTATTGAACTTATCTAATAATTGCTTTGCCAGATAGCAACGACTTTCACTTGCTCTACGCATCAACACTGTGAATTTAGCTGTCATTGGCACAGTCTGCCAATCAACATTTTGTGCAACTAACCCATTATACCAGTTTCCAAGATAAATCATTCTGTCTACAAGACAAATTGCAGGATATGCAAGTTTTTTGAGATCTTCGTATGCAATGAATACCGCTCCAAAATATGTTTCAGGAAGACCGTTTTTTAGTAACAGTAAGCGAAAGTTTTCAATCTCTCTTGCATCATGTCCTTCCCAACCGCAATTTACAATCCATATATAATTTTTAATGTCTTTAAGACCAAGTCCAGCACTTGCAAGATCATCTAATAGATAGTCTAACACATCATTGTTACGCAATCTTTGTGTTGATATTTCTTTGTATATGTCATACCAGACAATATTTTCAGTAATACGAATCCTTAAAGGACCGTGTATCATACTTGAACATCTTCCATACCAGCAGTACGTAATCTAACTATATGTCCTAACTGCCACTGCTTTGTATCTAAGCCTTTCATAATTCCCAAGTACTTGTTACGTAACAGTGCAACTTCGTTGATAAGTGTTTCAAAGTCAATTACTTCATCTTCTCCATCAACATACTTTTCTGCATCACGGCTAGACAAAGCACGTGCATAGCCTTCTAGATACTTTTGAAAGTGTTTACGTCTTATCTTACGTAACTGTATATTGAGAAAGTTAAGTACTGCTTCAATTTCTTGCAGTTGATTAAAGCGGTGTTCAGTAAGTCCGGGTAATGCTTTAATATTTTTTTCAACAAGGCCGCCAACCCTGCATTCACTCTTGGCTATTTCTAACTCATGTTCATAATGAGTAATAAACCCAGGAATCTCTGCAAGATTGTTGGTTACTTTGCTATACCACATGTACTAGTACTCGTCGTAGTTAAATTCGCCGTCTTCGTCATACTGTTCTAGCAGTTCATCACGTTCATCTTCTTCAAGATCATTTTCTTCTGCTTCTCCGAGATAATCACCTACTGCCAATTTGATTGCTCCATCAAATTTAAATGCTTCTCTTATTTCTTCAGCGGTATGATGTGATATCAATGCTTCAACGACATGATTGGCTGCTTCTCTTGTATCACCAGTGTCGTGCATAAACTGACGTGCTTCTTTCCAAACTAGTGCGGCTAAATCTAATGACACTATCTACTCCTATTTTTATCTGTGTGTTCTACTTATAATATATTGGCTAATTCTTTGTATGTCTGACTATAATTTTGTTTTCGTATCCTATCAGTGATAGTCAAATAATCAACCATATTTGTTGTATCAGTTGCAATTTTTGAACTATTCATTAATGTAACAATTGGCTTTATAATTGCTACAAAGTCTTCGTCTTTGATGTTTAATAGTTTATCACTAATATACTTCTTTTGGTACTCGTTAAACAAACGTATGTTCAACTGCCTTGGACTGTCTAGTGCATTAAACAACACTGGTAGATTATATTGTTTACAAAATTGAAACAATGTGTAAGAATCTAATATATTCAGTACTGATACTGTAGACCAAACATTAAACACGAAACTTGTATTCTTTATTTTATTGTAATTTTCAATTGTATCAACAACTGTTTTCCAACTTACTCCGTATCTCTCATATTCAAACTTTTCTCCAGTATTGTCAATACTAAAAGTTAACGCAACTTCTTTAAAACAATGCCATAATGGTAATAACTTTGTTGCAAAGATCGTAGCATTTGTATTATAATGCAATTTTATATTCTTACTTGTTTTGTTATCAATAAAGTATTGTAACATACGATTGTGGGTTTTGTCAAGTAAAGGTTCTCCTCCTGAAAAGGTTATGTAGGATAAATGTTCTGAAATATCATTAAGTTCTTTCCATACAACAGAACCTTTTGTGTCAGTCCATTCTTTTTTAGTATATGTATAGTCTTTGTACTGAGGATAAGACTTTCTATTTTGAGAAACTTCTTGTGCCCACTTACTACTAACGTAAGGCGTACACATACGACAACTTAGATTACATGTTCTAGAAATTTTAATATCAAGCCTTGCTAATTTATTAGTTATAGTATCATTATAATCTATATCATAGATCTTATCTTTAAACAGATAAGCATCACTTAACCTTTTACTAGTTATATTATTTGATTCTGATTCCCAACATTTTGAACAACCTTCTGGCTTCTTTCCCTCAAGTAATTGCTGTTTAAGAGAAGAGTGATCTATGTTCTTAACTGATATATCTTTAAGATTTGGGTCAGGATAATCATTGTCAAATTTATAAAGACAACAAGGAGCTAAATTACCTTGTTCTCTAATTTCTAAATTTACCCATGGATTGACGCAGATAGTTTCTGGTATGTCAAAATTTGTGATGCTGTCTACTACCTCATTGCCATATTTCTCAATATGTATAAAACAACTATCAATATCCAAGTGTGCAAGTATACGATTTAAATAGTTGTAAAAAGGTTTTGTATCAACTTCACTCAGTGAATTAACTAATACAATCCGTTGATTAGGTGCATACCAGTCTCTTTTAAGTTTAACCAGTTCTCGATAGAGTTGATTTATAGGCAACTCTAAAAAATACTTAACTTTTTGAATATATAATATATCATAGTTTTCTCTAAGATGCTTTGTAACATCATCAAGAATATTATCACTCAGTTGGTTGTTCATGTACTTCTTCTACTATTACTGGTTCACTAACTACTTCTTCTTCTGGAGTACTTAGCACTTCCTCAATCTTATTGAAATCCAGCATAACTTTATCTAAACAACCATCTTCGTTACGTTCCCAAGCCTTACGAAACTGTAGTATTTCTTCTTTGTCGCTTGTTAGGAAACGTAATCTGTTTCCTTGTTTTGTTAACAATCCAGTTGCTTCTGCTAGATCAACAAGTCCGCTATAAGGATTCATGCCTGTTTCATATGGAATCTTAACTTGTACTGATTCAAACGGTTTTGCATATCTAGTTTTCATAACTTTACATGCGGCACGTATACCTTTAACTTGTGATATCTTGTTACCGTCTTCATCTTCTTTAAGTTTAAGTTTACGCATAGCAACAACAATACTTGATGCATAGATAAAACCTTGTCCACCTGATATCTTATCATCAGGGTCAAACATGTCTTGTGATGCATATGTATGATTAGTACATACCATACCAACATTGTAACTGCCAAACATGTTTACAGTATTTCTAACAAGAGCAGTTAGTGCTTTTGGCTTTCTACCTAAGTCGCCTTTCATGTCTCCTGCTTCAAATTGATTAACATCTGTTGGAGTAAGCATCATTCCTAATGAATCAATTACAAACAGTACCTTTGGACGTTCGCCATCTGGTAAGGCTTTGTAGTCTTTCATAAATGTGCTTACTGTCTTTGCAACATCATCAATCATACTCATTGCTAGTTTAAGCAACTTGTCATCGCCGGTATCAACACCTAGTGCTTGTAACCATGCTTCGTCCAATGCATTTTCTGTGTCAATAAGCACAACAAATATGCCTTGCTCTTGTGCATGTTTAACAATATTTCCTGCGGCAAAATAACTTTTACCTGCTCCTGATTCACCAGCAAACACTGTAACTTTACCCAGTGGACAACCTTTGTGGAAGTCACCTGAGATAAGATAGTTTAGTGCATAGTTGCCTGTGCTGATCCAGTCTGTTGGATCATTGAAGCCAATTGATAATCCGTCAATACTTTTAGTGATATCCTTACGAAACTTGCTTACGTCAAATGGTTTTCCCATGTTTCTTTCCTTTAAAATAGATAGTTGATTGCTCGTGTATGTTGCGACATATCATCAACAAATTTTGTTTCTTTTTTTATAGCATTAATTACTGTCTTAAGAGTAGTAGTACTATTCAAAAACTGGTTGTATAGCACTATGTCTTCGGTGAAGAAGTGTGCTAGTCGATTTTTAGTTTCTTTTGTTAATTTTAATTTATCTTTATCTTTTACACTGTTAACATTTAACTGTGATATTGAACTGTCAACATCTGTAATTGATGAGATATCTTTGAAAGTAAACTGCACATTTGTATCTAGTCCATCTTTTAATAAAAACCAAAACTGTGGACTTGTATGTGTGTCAATTATAGGAATTATAGGAAAAATATCGTTGGTATTGATCATTTTCATCATTGCCTTATCGTCGAACCCATACATATTCATTTGTGTAATAAGTCCACTTATAAATCTATCAATTGGATCTCGCAAAAATACCGTGATATCTGTAGCAGAGTCAGTGTGCTTTTTTATTTCTTGCACACTAAATCTCAACGGCTTCGTTTCTGCTAGATCAAGTAAACTTTTAGTGCCACACTTTGGAATTAATGTGTATCCTTTGTTTTTTTCATTGTCATACAATATAATTGTATTTTTATGTAAAAAGTTATTGTAGAAAATTAACATATATTATGTGAACCTTATAAAAAATATATTATACAATAAAAAGCGGGTGAGGGCAAGGAGAAAGGAAAAAACCTTGCCCTCCGTTGCCGTTAAGATGAAGACTGTCTGCTACGTATCATAGCAAG